TTACGCAGCTTTTTCTTTAGCAGCACACATCTCCGGCAGGTTGGCCCGCACCAGCGCCTCAGCGAACGGCGGCGGTACCGCGTTACCGCAGCGCGCAACCTGTTTGTCTTTGGCGTAACGGGTTCCCATGTAGTCGCGGTCGATGATGTACCACTCCGGGAAGCCCTGGGCAGCATAGAGTTCGCGCGGCTGGAGCATGCGCATACCGATATCGACTATGCGGTAAACCACGCCGCTGATCGTCACCAGGCCATCGCAATCCGCGCCGCAATACTCCCGCAGGAACGCCAGCGTTTGATCCGCGCGCTGCTGGTCATACGCTTCAACCGCCAGGGTGGTTTTTACCTCTCCTACATGCAAGCCGCCTGCGGTTAACCCTGGTGCAGGCGCGTCAACTACCCGGCCATCCTTGCAGGTACCACGTAGCATCACCAGGTGCGAGGTTAGCAGGCCATGATGATCGGTGGTGGTGACCGTGTGGGCCGGTTCGTCCAGAGCCACACCTGCGCCCTGGTAGTTGCCCCCGAAATGCTTGACCAGATTCGCTGCGACCATAGCGAATTTATTGCCGCCAGCCGTCACAGTGCCCAGCGGGTTATTCATCTGCAGCACGCGAGGTGCCTGGCCGGGGCGCTCGCCATAACCCATCTGGATCAGCGTCGGGCACACCAATTGCGATTTTCCCCCGCCGCCCGCGGTAACCGTCGCGCTCGGCTCGTCCGCGCGATGGCCGATGCTGGCACCGAACTGGCGTGCGACAAACGGCGCGAGCTCTGCTTCAACCAGCCCTAGTGCGTGACCATTGCCGCCCGGGCGCGCCGACGTGCCTGCGGTTACGGTTGGTACCGGATCTGTGACTGCCTGCCCCGTTGCGCCGGTACGGAATTTCGTCAGATGCGGTACAGCGATAGCATAACCGTGCGTTTTGGTGATTGTCTGCAGCGGCTCCGCCAGCGACTGGCCCCGGAAACAGTCGTATTTCGTCTGGTTACTGGTGTGGTTGCACTTAACGATAAACGGCGAGGCGCTATCCAGCACGAACCTTTGAATGCCGCGCGCTATGCGTTTGAGGGTGTTCTCTGCCAGTGCCTTTTTGCGGTCAAATATGGACGGGGCCGGGATTGACCAGTCGATACATTCCGCCGCAGTGCGCCACGGTTTGAGCTTGCCGCTCTGCACCGCTGGTGTTTTGGGGTCTCCGTGGGTCGGCTCCGGCCAGACGATAGGCTTCCCGTCTCTGCGCATAACGACAAACAGCCGTTTGCGGATAGTCGGCGCGCCGTAGTCGCATGCTCTAAGTTCACGAAACTCGACAACATACCCCAGCCCTCTAACCAGCCGTGCCGCATCCTCACTATCCAGCGGAATGTTTAAAAACTCACAGCATTCGACCAGCGCAGGATGGTTCGGATCAATACCAGTAGTTAACATGCCGATAAACGCCTGGAAGGTTTCACCAACCCTAGCAGGATCAGGACGCATCTCTCCAGCAAGCAGCGGCCCCCAGGTTTTGAACTCTTCCACATTCTCTAATTTCATGACCCGTGGCTCTACATCCAGCCCCCAACGCAGAACAACCCAGGCAAGGCCACGGATGGCTTTCTCGACGGGTTTTGCGCCTTTTGCCTTAGAGAAGTGCCTGCAGTCCGGGCTAAACCATGCCAGCGCTACTGGACGGCCGGCAGTCGCTACTTTTGGCTTTACCTCGTACACGCTCTCGCAGTAATGCAGCGTGTCCGGATGATTGGTGCTGTGCATCGCCACTGCGTTTGGGTCATGGTTAATCGCAATATCCACGCTGCGCCCGATGGCCATCTCGATCCCGGTGCTGGCCCCGCCGCCCCCGGCAAAGTTATCAACGATAATTTCTCTCACGCGTATTTCTCCATGGCAGTGGCCAGCGAACGGGCGGCGGTGATGATCGACGGTACTGGCATTTTTTCGAGCCACATCCGGTTGATGTGATGCTTCAGGCGGTGCTGGTGGTGCGCCGGGAGATCCCCGGCGTTTTCAACCTGTGCGTAAACCAGTCCCACCTCGGCAGGCCAGACTGTTTCCGACACGTCCACCAGCAGCAGACGCTCCAGCTCGATGATGCGGCTGGTAGCGTATTGCAGAAGGGGATCCATCAATCCTTCTCCTCAACACTGACGCCAGCTACCAGAAGCGCATGCTCAACATCAAAACTGCTGAGCCAGTCCCCGCCATCTTTAGGCACCATCACATGCCGCTCACCCTCGTTAATAGGATGACCCGCTCGTATTACATAGCCCTGCGGCAGCTTAACGGTGAGTGTCCGCGCCTCCAACTCAGCAACGCGACGTTCTGCGCGCTTCAGCGCGGCCAGCACAGTAGATATTGCAGGGGTATAGCGCCAATATATTGCGCCGGGACCAGACGTTGCAGCCTGTAACTCGGTCTTAGCCTTTTCGATTTTCATGCTGCATCCTCCGTAGCCGACTCACCCGGTAATTTCGCATTCCCTTTGGCGATCACTTTCTCGAGACTTTGAAAGATCCCCCGAAGACGCTGAATCTCTGAATCCTGCGCAAGCCGGTAGCTGGCCTCGTTGATCGCTCTGGTGAGTTGATTCACTGTTGCATCAGCGGAAAGCCCCAGTACTTCAGCCAGTTCGGCTTGCGCCCGGTTGAGGCTTTCGGCCTGCCGCAACATGCTTTCACTGTGCCAGCGCGCTTCCTGCTCGGTCTGCTGGAATACCTCAGCCCGGCGTTTTTCCTGCTGCTCAATAGCCGATTCGAGTCGGGTTTTTGCGCTGTAGGCTTGAGAAACCAGCCTGGCGATCTCTTCCCCATGCCGCTGGGCCAGCTGGGTTTCATGGACGTATACTGGTGCAGTGCGCATAGATAACCGGGTGCGCTCAGTTTCACGGCGGATCCCGTCAATGACCAGTTTCACCCAGGCATCACGGGGCAGCGTGTCGATCGGGCGCATAGTTGGCCCTTTCATCGTATACCAGCCGCCTTCCTTGCGAACCATCAGCCCGCAGCCTTCAGGGATGTCGGTCTTTTTGAGCATCCCATCGGGCACAGCGAAGACCACGGCGCTGGCGTACGCGAAATACTTTGTGAATTTACCGGCGGTCACATCAGCGCGGAAATCTGAAACGGAAACTTTGACCTCGTAGACTACCGGGCAGAACTTACTGAATGAGCACGGCAGTGCATAGACGTCCGGGCGCGCGGTACCGCTTGGGCCTAGCTGCATGTCTTCCCAGACAATACGAGCGGTATTCTGGCGAAGGTGCTCAGCCAGATCGTGAGCCAGTGCGTTGTGATCCCATTTCATGGCTGTACCTCACCGGCGCGCAGCTGCTGTGCATACGCAGTAGCCACTGATTGAAATTTTTCGTAAAACACTACCTGCCGATCAAAAAATCCGCCGGCCTGGCATTGCGCGTGGGTCCGGGCCATTTCCTTGGCAAAAAGATCGACTCCTTGCGCCTTCAATTCGACAATAGCCGCCTCAGTCGCTGGCTGCCGAAGCACCTCCAGTGCGTCGAACAGTAGCGCGGAGGCCGGGTTCAGCGATTTCTGCACAGGCTTAATGCCGCTGGAGCTGTACTGCCAGACCAGCTGCCCGATGATTTCGGCGCGGGCCACGTTGTCCGCCGTCAGCGCCGCGCACTTGGCTTCCAGTGAAGCAAACTTATCAGCCACTGATTTCGGTCCATCTTCGCCGCAAGCCTGCATCATGGTTGTTTCCCATACTCTTTCAGCTTGTTCAGACGCATCACGCTGTTTGACCGTTTCGCGCAGCGCAGCTGTTGTGCAGTCAAGTCGTTCGGCCAAGCGAGACATCATTTTTGCGATGTCGATGATCGCCGTGTCGCTGCTCATCGCCTTAGCAAACTCATGACCCACAGCGATCAGCTCTTTGTTGTTCAGTGATTCACTCATGCCCGTGCACTCCCAAAAATTTTATGAATTTTGTAGCCCTGCCAGTTCTGGCGGCAAATGTCCGCAATGGACGGCCGTGCTGATGCTTTGGCTGCTTTGGCTTGCGGTTTTGCTTTTGCCGCTGGTTTTGCTGGTGCTGGCGGCGCGGCTGGTTTAGGCCGCTTGATGTTGAACTCCCCGTCGGGCACCAGCGTAAAAACCGGGTGATGCGGCTCGCCTGCGCGGAGAACCACAGAGCGCCGGATTAGGTGCAGCAGGAGGTTGTGTGCTTTCTTGCAGTCGCATCCCAGCAAGGCCTGCACCTGACGCGGGGTGACGGTCTGGTTTTCGCGTAGGTAATCGACGATCGCCCAGAGTGATTTGCTGGCCATGATCACGCCCTCCCCCTTTTGAGACCGAACTTCTCCCGGATCTCCTTCACCCGTAACATGTTCTGCTCGCGTGTCAGCGGCTTGCCACCCAGCACAGGGAGACGGGCAACCGGTTCGGGAAGCTCTTCACCGTGACGGATACGCTTGATTATCTTCGACAGCTCATCAGCTGCTTTGCGGTTTAACTCCATATCGCTGAGGCCCGCAGAACGCATCTGCTGGTACAGCGTGGTAACCAGCCAGTAACAGGCCCGGAATTTCACGGTGTGAGGCGTGATGCCATGATCCGGCCACGGGTAGGACTCAGCGTCGTGGTAGCGGCTCCGGTTTCGGCAGTATTCGTACACCAGCGAAACGAGCTCATTCTGGTCAGGCAGCCCGAGAGCGGCACTATCCTCCGCTTTGCACCAGGCGACAAACTGTCCCGGTGATGGCAGGAATGGTTTTTCCTGGCGACGGGCAGCGCGCATACCGGCGTTGATTTGTTCCAGGGTGGTGATGCCGTTTTCTTTGAAAGCCCACAGCCACTGGCGGCGCATTTCGTCCAGGTCTTCCTGGCTTTTGCTGGCCAGCAGGGGGAACGTGGCGCGCAGCTGGCGGAACAGCTCATTAAAAATCTCTGCCGTTTTCGCCATCTGCTGCCGTGGCAGTTCGTCCTGCAACTCTGGCAAGCCGTGAGCCATACGGCGCATGTTTTCGCGATCGAAATCGTGCATACGTTCAGCAATGTTTTTCATCAGAGCACTCCGTTAATCCAGTCAGTGTTGTCCAGCGCGCCTGTGCCAGCTTTGGATTGCGCTTGCCCCGGGTTACGCTGACGCTGGAGGCTCAGCGTGTCCCACTTGGCGCGGAGCTTTGCAGGCGAAAGGATGTTCGTATGCCAGAACGCATCTTTGCTGGCCCACAGGAAGAGCTCGCAGATCTCGCGATGGCTACGGCCGTCGAGGTCGCGCATCAGGCGTACGTCGTTAGCCCAGGCAGCCAGAACGGGTTTCTTCGGGAAGGGTTTAACTTTTTCAAGCAGAGCGAGGATCCACTCAGCGCATTGCTGATCTGCTGCTGTACCCCACTTGGTGAAATTGGGGGTGTAAATCACTGCATCAGGATGAGCTGATAAAAAAGCCTTCAGGCGGTCGTCTGAGGATTCGCCAGAATTCTCTGACGAAGATCTTTTAATATTGTTATTGTTATAGTCTTGGGTGACTACCGTTTCCGGGAAGGTTTTTCCCGATTTCGGGAAGGATTTTCCCGTTTTCGGGAAGAGTTTTCCCGTTTTCGGTTTGTCTAAAATCCAGGCTGAAAGGTCAGTATTTATACCGACAATTTTCATCACGCCCTGCTTGTTACTGAAGATAATTCCACGCTCAGCCAGAGAGCTGATCGCATCAGAAACATGGGTATCTGCCAGCCCGGTCAGGCCAGAAATTACGGTATTCGTAACCCGGTCCTGCTTCTTGTTCCATCCGTAGGTCAGCCAGATCACCGCTTCAAGGCACTGCCATTCACGCCCTGACATACGCAGGCGCGGCTTCAGCTTCTGAATCTCGTTGGCGATCCTGGTGTACCCGTTGGACAGGTCGGCCATAGGACCTCCTGCTTGCTCGGTTTTCATCGGAAAATTGATAACTTCAGCCATGTTTGGCATACTGTTCTCCGCAATTACGCTCAGTTTTTGCACCCGAAAGCCGTTGGTGTTCGCGCACCGCGGCTTTCACCATTTTCAGACCTGTCATACTCCCCCCAGCATTGTTGAAACCATGGTCATCAGCGGTCCGGCCAGATCTGGCTCAAGACGAAACATAGCCACGATCCCCTCGCTCATTTCTTTAAGCTTCTGATGTCTTGGCGCGTCTAACAAAATGGCCCGCTTCGCCTCGGCAACCTCCTTCTCGGCATGCGCCAGCCTCGTTATTTTGCAGTCTCCACCCACCAGCGAACCGCGATGCTCCAGCGGCAGAACAGCCAGAATAGCGGGCGTCAGCTGGCGAACCCGATTCCGGCACTCGTCCGTATCGAAACGGTTATCGAGCCAGCGGAACAACTTCTGTCGGGCGCGGCTGATATCTGCCGGAAACTCGACACCCTCCCCGCCGCAGCTGCGCCACTGATCCACGATGTGAGCAGCAACGACGTCCTGCCCGGCAACCGCTGCCCAGGCGCGGACGGCGTCGCGAATATCGACATGGTTCGGCTCTTTGGCTTGAGAGCGATTTATCATCGCTGCCTGCAAAAAAGGGTTACTCTGCTGATATGTAATTGTTTGCATAGTTAAAGCTCCCGTTGTGGTAAGCCGTCGGTTGGGTTGGGATAGATATCGCTGCGGATTTCATGGGGAGTGATTTCCCACTCAAGCAATTTGCAGATTGGCAACACACGATGAGCAGGAACCTCATGGTTTAACCAAAGGCTTACAGCCTGTGACGTAGTGCCAAGCTTTTTCGCTATTTCGGTTTGGGTCATCACAGCGCAAACTCGTTGTTTTATAGATTTTGTCATATCAAGACCTCAGTGATTGAAAACCAAGATTACAATATGAAAATAATTTTTTCAATGATAGTTGAAAATTATCTTTGCAATGCGGAATGAAAGGCTACCTTGTAGAATGGAAGACATGAAAACTGCACCTCATGAAGCGTTTGCCTACCGGCTCCAGCTCGTAAGAGATGAGTTCGGATGGAACATGTCAGATATTGCCAGGAGAGCGATGGTTACTCCCCAGGCGGTTCAGCAGTGGGCGAAAGGTGAATCAGCTCCGAGAGGAGATAGGCTGAAACGCCTAGCTGCTGCCACTGGAAAACCGGAGCATTGGTTTTTCATGCCTCCAGAAGCTGGTGATAGTGGTCTTAGCGCGGTCACAGCTCCCCGGCAGTTAGATGAGAAAGAAACAGCCTTGCTTGCATTGTTTAATCAAATGCCTGAAGCGGAAAAGTTACGCCTTATTGTCCACGCTAAAACCACCCTCCAGCAACTAGACCTACTCAAGGATGATGTGTTGAGCATCATTCAAAGCATTCAGAAGTAACCGCCCACCCCTTTAATTTCAATGCAGTCGCCTAGCTGGCTGCATTCTGCCGCTTCAAATTGAAAATATTTTTTTCATTTCGCTTGTCAATTACAAAACTTATTTGTATTGTTAGCCCATCGACAACACGCGCAGCGTTGTCAGGTTAAATAAACGTTCTGACGCCGGGAAAGACCGGGGAAATGTGATGGCAACTACCAATCAGGCAGTACCAAACAGCGGGAAGGCAGTTCCAATGCGCAACCAGCGCACCGGCGCAGCTTGGCTCGTCTCGTTTAATCATATCGAAGGCATGTACTGGCACGAGCCGCAGGGCAACCTGCGCCACATTCGCCGCCCGTATGCCGCCCGCAACATTGAGCCGCATCTGGTACCGGCGGGGACGCACTGATGAATACGTTATTCGCGTTAGTGCTGACCGTGGGTATGACCAACGGCGATTTTCAGGATGCGGTGCTGGGTGTGTATGAAAACGAGCGCCAGTGTGAAGCGGCAGCCGTTGAGCAGCAGGTGGCAGGCAACTGTTATCCGGTGGAAAGAATTGTCCGCGCCGATGAAGTGCCGGCCGGTACCACCGTCCATTTATGAGGAGTTGAAGATGTGTAACTCGACCAAATGCTCGTACTGCCGCATGCCGATTGAGGAAGGGAAAGAAGTTAAAAACACCCTGCTCTTCATTCGCGGCGCGCAACTGGCCCGCGAGCAACGCGATTACTGTTCTGTTCGTTGCGCTTCGTACGACCAGATGGCCCACGAAAGCTAACGTAAACCCGCGCAAGGCGGGATCTACGTCCGGTGCCACCGACCAAAGTACACCGGAATTTTTACCAAACCAAAACAACACCCAATGGGCGCTATCTCTGGCCCGGGGATCTTACATCCAAAAAAGAGGATCCGACATGGAATTTTTCTACTTAATCAAAGCAACGCAGAAGTCAGGGAAACCTGACGGCGTTATCTGGTTCAGTGCCAAAACCGAAGCACGCGCCGCCCTGACGCTCGACGTTGAGCTGGAAGAAGCTGGCATCGAAACTGGTCGCGGTAAGGACTATGGCAAGCCGATCCGTACTGATTTCCCGGTGGTCAATGATCTGCCGGAAGAAAGTACTGTCGACTTCACCTGGTGCGATCGCTATACCCTGGACGACGATGGCCGCACGTGGTCACCGGTCCCGGGCGAAGCTGGCGCAGCTGCTGCGCCGGTAGTAAACGTGGAAACCCAGCCTACCCAGCCTGCCGCGACCAATGTGGATCTCCGCCCGCTGTCTCGCCTGCGTCTTATCCAGCGCCTCATCGCGCACCTTATCCATGATACCGAGCTGGACCAGATCACTCTGGAGCAGCACATCGAGATCGGCTTTATGGAAGGCAACGGCGAGGGCTGTTTTGTTAAGGGATTGCTGCTGGCCATTGCAGACACCCCGGCAATCAAGGAGCTTTCCGCGCATGTGGAATGGAAGCTTATCAAAGCGGTTAAAGCTGTGTTCCCTCAGGATCATACTCACGAAGCCGAACGAATCGCCCACTTCGTTAAAGACTGGGTAGCGGCTGAAACCAGCGAACGCGCCCTGTTGGTGGAAGGCTGGCTCAGCGGCAAGCTGCCAGCCCCCCAAAAAAACGCCACCAGCATGCCAGTCGAATCAGCAGGATCCGCAGACATGGAGGATGAAAATGATTTCGGCAAGGATGACGGGTGGACTTCTATTCGTGAGCTCTCCTTGCCTCAGCAGATTGTTGCCGCGTGGATGTTTGACCAGCAGCACATTGACCCTCAGCAACTGAACGAAGTCAAAGAAGCGGTACAGGCTAACAACAGTGAAACCTTAAGCATTGTTGTTGCCGCGCTAACTGATCCGGCGGTAGTAAATCTTACTGGTGGGGTAACGGCAGGGGTGATCCGTGCAATCCGGCAGGTATGGCCAGAAGACTATCGCGACAACATGACTGCAGATCTGGTGAGACAGTTTACCTGCGCGTACACCACTGCCACAGAGGAGGGGCGAAACCATGTCGTTCAGTCATGGATCGAGAGCCAACAAGCTCTGATGGAAGACCCTGAAACCGCTGATGATGCCGCGTCTGGTCATCAGAACTATTCATACAATCAGCGTGTGCTGGGAACCTGGTTATTCGGCCTGTTCAACGAGCTGAGCGCCGAACAGTCAACCGAGGTCACCCGTATCAGCCTGGACATGGATGCTTCCTACCCGCAAAACGTGCTGCTGGCATGCCGCAATGAGCAGGTTCGCCAGCTACAGCATGTTTTCCCCGAAACCCTGGCAGATTTGTTTTCCGATACCCAGTCTGTCTGGCCAGTCGACGGCCCGGCACCGCAGCTGGCGCAGCTGGTCTCGTTCTTCAAAGAGTGGATCGACGCATATAACAACAATTCCTCTATCACAGCCCCGGGCAAAAAAATTGACCGTGATGGCGTCACTGCTAAGTGGCTCAAGAAAGCAGGCAAAACAGCCATCCAGCGCACTGACACTGGCACCAATGCTGGCGGCGGGAACCCTACCGATCGCAATCCGGATCTGAAACATACGCTCGACACTCTCGATATTGAAATCGCGGCCGCCCTGCTGCCCATGGATTACAACATCTACGAGATCCCGGGTGGCGTGCTACGCCGTGCGAAAGAAATCATCGCCAACAAAGAAGAACCCTGGAGCTCCTGGAGCACTCAGCTGCGCAAGACGCCGGGCATTCTGGACTTTTCCCGTGCTGCCATTTTCGTTCTGATCCGCAATGCGCCTGAAGGCATCCATAACGAGACTCCAAAGCTAATTAGCTACATCGCGCAGAACGGCAAAGAAGTGGCGTTCATCCCTGATACAGGGAGCGACGACAGCGAAGCGCGCTGGCAGGCTGTTGAATCGCTGCTGATCCCCCCTGCTGCTGCGCCAGCTGAAGCTGCACAGCCCGAAGTTAAGAGCCTCGGCGGCGGCGTGTTCTCTATCGATGGTCTGCTGGGTGAAAAAACAAACCCGGTCATCAAAACCCCCTCAAATGAAGTCGCAAAACAGGAAGTGGAGAGCGTCGTACATGTGCAGATGGAAGAGACTGACCCGGGCAAAGTCGAAGCTGGTGATGCAGTATCAGCGGTCGAAGGCGCTGATGCAGCTGCTGCGCAAGCAGGCGGTGTAAACCCGGCGGATATTCTCGCCGCCGCTGCCCCCGAACTGGCGAGCAACGTTGCCGCTGATCTGGACCAGATTATCGAACCTCTGAACCAGGATGAGCCGGAATTACCTCAAACCGAACCGGAAACGCCAGTAATCGAACCAGAAGCGGACATTCCTGAGCCAGAGGCTGCCGCGCAACAGTGGCCAGCCTATTTTGAGCCGGGCCGTTATGAAGGGCTACCGAACGACGTTTACCACGCCGCGAATGGCATCAGCAGCACGATGGTGAAAGACGCCAGGGTTAGCCTGATGTACTTCAACGCCCGCCACGTCACTAAGACCATAGCGCGCGAACGTTCCAAAGTCCTGGATATGGGCAACCTGGTGCATGCGCTGGCGCTGCAGCCGGAGACACTGGCCGCCGAGTTCAGCATCGAGCCGGAGATCCCGGAAGGTGCGCTCACCACCACGGCGACGATCCGCGCCAGCATCGACGAGTACAACGTCAGCCTGCCGCCGCAGCTGAGCGCTGATGATATCAAAGCACTGCTGGAGGCCCATAACGCCACCCTGCCCGCGCCGCTGCCGCTGGGCGCAGCAGTAGACGAAACCGCAGAAAGCTATATGGCGCTGCCGGATGAGTTCCAGCGCATCGAGGCCGATAAGAAGCAGACCGCTGCAGCTATGAAGGCCTGCATCAAAGAGTACAACGCCACCCTGCCCGCTCCGGCGAAGACCAGCGGCAGCCGTGACGCGCTCCTCGAGCAGCTGGCGGTCGTTAATCCTGACCTGGTTGCACAGGAAGCGCAGAAGCCCGCGCCGCTTAAAGTGTCTGGTACCAAAGAGGATCTGATTCAGGCGCTCAAGGCGGTCCGCCCGGATGCCGTATTCGCCGACGAGCTGCTGGACGCCTGGCGCGAAAACCCGGAAGGCAAGGTGCTGGTAACGCGCCAGCAGCTGGAAACCGCGCTGGCTATCCAGAAAGCACTGCATGCGCACCCGACCGCCGGGAAGCTGCTGCAGCATCCTGATCGCGCCGTAGAGACCAGCTATTTCGGCATTGACGAAGAGACCGGGCTGGAAATCCGTGTGCGCCCTGACCTTGAGCTGGACGTGGATGGTGTCCGTATAGGTGCCGACCTTAAGTCGATCTCTATGTGGAACATCAAGCAGTCAGGTCTGCGGGCGAAGTTGCACCGTGAAATCATCGATCGCGATTACCACCTGAGTGCCGGTATGTACATGGAGACGGCAAGCCTCGACCAGTTCTTCTGGATCTTCGTCAATAAGGACGAGGATTACCACTGGATTGCCATCGTAGAGGCGTCCCAAGAGCTGGTAGAGCTGGGCATCCTTGAATACCGCACGACCATGCGCGCCATCGCCAACGCTTTCGATACTGGCGAGTGGCCAGCGCCGATCACTAACGACTACACCGACGAACTCACCGATTACGATCTGCGCCGCCTCGAAGCGCTGCGCGACCAGGCATAAGGGGAAATGACAATGTCTACAGTAATTTCTAACACTGAAAATAAAACGCAGATGATCGACAACATTTCAATACTGACCAACGGCGAGTTGTTCGAGCGCCTCCGGACCTTATCGGCAGTCATGGCGAACAGCGGCGCGTTTGTACCAGAGCATTTTCGTGGCAAGCCTGACGCATGCATGGCAGTGGTAATGCAAGCTGCTCGCTGGGGTATGGATCCATTCGCCGTGGCTCAGAAAACGTTCATCGTCGGGAATAGCGGCGTACTTGGTTATGAAGCTCAACTGGTCAACGCTGTTGTTACGAACATGTCTCCCACAAAGGGCCGTCTGCATTTTGAATGGTTTGGTGAATGGGAAAACATCGTTGGCCGGTTTGTTGAGAAAACTAATGGACAGGGAAAAAAATACATCGCGCCTGGCTGGAATCTGAAAGATGAGGCAGGTGTGGGTGTCCGCGTGTGGGCAACCATGAAAGGCGAGGACGAACCCCGTGAACTCGTTCTGATGTTGTCTCAGGCTCAGGTACGTAATTCAACACTTTGGGCAAGCGACCCCCGCCAGCAGCTGGCTTATCTGGGAGTTAAACGCTGGGCGCGCCTTTACTGTCCCGATGTGATTCTTGGTGTATACACCGCAGATGAAATCGAGGAGCGTCAGGAAAAAGTAATCAACCCGGCGCAGCAGCAGCGTGTCACTTTGGGCGAAATTACCCGCGGCGCTCCTGAGGCAACCACAAGCGCACAGGAATCCGGTACCAATATTGACGTGCTGGCCGACGAGTTCCGTGATCGCATCGAGGGTGCTCAGTCGGTGGACCAGGCCAAAGCCGTGCGGGTGGATATCGAAGCAGCCAAAGCCACTCTCGGATCGGCGCTATTCACTGAGCTGAAAAACAAAGCCGTTCGGCGCTACTACCTGGTCGATGCCCGCAACAAAGTAGAGGCGGCCATTAACTCCCTGCCCCAGTCCGGTGAGCCGGATGCTGCTGAGCAGTTTGCTAAAGCCGAGCAAACACTGGCTGCAGCCAAACGTAACCTTGGCGACGAGCTGTATAACCAGTTCGCCATTACCCTGGACGATATGAAGCCGGAATACGTGAGCTGATAAGGGAGGCGGGAGGGGCAACCCTCCCGGTAACAAGATGAGCGAGAAACAAACCCGCTGGACCAATGAAGAGCTGAAGCTACTGCTAACCCACAATAACCAGCAAATCGTCGAGCAGACCGGCCGGTCGCTGACCGAAGTAGAGGACCGCCGACTGCTGGCGAATATAGAGCGGAACTGCTGGGACGTATTGGATCCGGAGCGTGCTGAATGAGGCTGATTAACCGAAGCAGGAAGGACTCCCCACTGGCGCGTCGGGCCTGTGACGCCGCACTGGCGAAGCATGTCGAGCGGTTCGGCGATTACGCCAGCCGTGCCACCCGTAGCGAATACACGGTGCAGGTGGACGGAGCCAAGATAAAGGTCGAGGTGGAAAACCGCAGCACCAGCTACGTGGCCACGGCGATCACCGGCGCACGACGTCTGCGCCGCCTGGCCGGTCGGATGTCTTGATATCGAAATATCATCAACGTGCGATCAGCATAGTTATACTCGTGCTGATCGCCAGGTACTGCATATGGCACAAGTAATTTTCAATGAAGAGTGGGTTGTTGAGGAAAGGCTCACTGCCAGAACGGGCCTCGATAACCGTCAGATCGAAAAATATCGTCAAGGGTGTTGGATTGAAGGCGTGCACTTTAAACGCGTCTCTCCATCAGGGGAAAAAACATTGCGCGGCATTACCTGGTACAACTACCCCAAGATCAACCAAATGATTCAGGATGCATAGGATGTCAGATTTGCCCAAGGGCGTGGAGATAAGAGGTCAAAGCATCCGGATCTGGTTCATGTATAAAGGTAAGCGTTGTCGCGAAGTACTCAAGGGGTGGCTTGTCACCCCTGCAAATATCAAAAAAGCAGGTCAGCTGCGTATGCTGATCGTTAGCGAGATCAACCTCGGACAGTTCAATTACCGCTCGCGTTTTCCTGACTCTAAGCAGGCGCAAGCCGTACAAAAAACGCTCATTATAAACACGTTTGGCGAGCTTGCTGATGCCTGGCTAAAAAATCGTGAAATTGAGCTCTGCGCAAACACGCTGCGTAAAACAGGCTCGCAGATATCAACGCTTAAAGTAGTCGTAGGCAAGAGCACAGTCATCAGGGAGATTAGCTATAACGATGTGCTTCGCTACCGCAGTGAGCTACTGCATGGCTCAACCCTGTATCCTCTGGACAGGCGCTCAAATAAAATCGGGCGCACTGTGCGTACGGTCGATAATTACATCTCTTTGCTTTGCTCTCTTCTGCGCTTTGCCTATAAGTCTGGATTTACTGAGAGCAAGGCATTTGAAGGCGTCAAGAAGCTACAGAAGAGCAACACCAAACCGGATCCTCTGATGCGAGAGGAATTTGCGAAGCTAATGTCAGCTTTGAGCGGCCAGAGCCATAATATGTGGAAGTTCGCGGTGTATTCCGGGCTCAGGCATGGTGAACTCGCCGCGCTTGCATGGGAAGATATCGATCTCAAGGCGGGTACGGTAAACGTCTCCAGGAACCTGAATACCCTGGGGATGTTTGGGCCACCCAAGACGCAGGCAGGCTTCCGGACACTGCAGCTTCTAACGCCAGCGCTGGACGCCCTGAAAGAACAAAAGAAGCTGACAGCCGGGTTTCCTGAAACAGAGATCGTTTTCTATCATCGAGAATACGGCCTGACGGAGAAGCAGCAACTTCGTTTCGTTTTTATGCCCCGGCCAGCAAAGGGAAAGCAGAAGCCGTATTATTCATTGTCCAGTATCGGGTCAAGATGGAACGCCAGTGTAAAACGTGCTGGCATTCGTCGCCGTAATCCGTACCATACACGCCACACATTTGCATGTTGGCTTTTGTCCGCAGGCGCAAACCCGTCTTTTATAGCCAATCAGATGGGGCACGAAAACGCGCAGATGGTTTACGAAATATACGCGTCCTGGATTGAAGATCTGAACACTGAGCAGGTGGCCATGCTTAACGATAAGCTCGCGTTTTAA